GACGACGAGGCAAATAGTCTAACTCACGCATACTCTGTATCCTCAGATGACAACATCGTGATAATATCGTCCACCACGCCGGACGAACCAGAGGACAAGGGTATCTTCAGATCCAAGACAGCTCTGAAAGACATCGCCAACCAAGACATAGTAACTGGGCTTCTAGGAGCCGAGATCGGCAAGATTATCGAGACGAAGATAAACGGATCGAGACATCTGGTGCAATTGTTGGGAGTCAGAGTTAAGAAACATGCCGATCAGTGAGACATGTTAATACCACCTAGTTGATCAACCTCCGCATCTGCTGAGGTTGATTTTTTTAATTTACAGAGTATAATCAAGAAGATCAACGAGCCCGAGAGGACAATGGTCAAGAAGCTCAACACAGCTAACGAGAACAAACAGAGGGTAAATCTTTGAGCGATCTTAAGAAAAGATTCGACACTAGATGTCCTAGGAAGCTGCAGCAGATAACTAAAGAATGGTGTCCGCTAGGTGTGCTGCGCTTGAAGGCTTTGCGCTCAGCTAAGAAGGAACTGACGGAAGCTGAGGAGGCGGCTCTACCTGGATGCCCATGGGCGATCGACCATCAGATGTCAGGCTACTGCTGGTTTGCCTACGAGGCATTCCACATGAATGATTCGCCCATGTCGGACGTGGATATCGCCGCCGCACTGCACGTATCAACCGATACGGTCAAGAAGACCGCTGACTCAGCAATCAAGAAGATTCAAGACAACTCTGCTCTCAAGGAGATCAGGTTGTCGTGCGACGATGAGCCGGTCGTACCGTCTGAGTTTTCAGTGGACGACGAGACGATATACTGCTGATCGTTGTCTATCATAGATAAGCGCTAGATTCTGTACAATAAATCTGGCTGTTTAGCTATTGGGGGATGGGATGAAAAAGTGCTCTAAGTGTCTAGAAGATAAAGATCTAGGTCAGTTTGTCAAAGACAAGAAGAAGCCGGATGGTTTATATTCTTCTTGTAAGTCTTGTAACAAAAAACAAACTACGATAAACAATAGCAATAAGAAAAAGCACTCAATAGACGAGTGTCACGCTTTGGCGGAAGATTATGAAGGTCAATGCCTATCTACTGAATATATCAGCAATAAATCAAAGTTAAGATGGCGATGCAAAGACGGTCACGAATTTGAGTCCTCTTTATTCAGTGTTAATACTATGCGATCTTGGTGTAAGATCTGCGCGTACAAAACAAATGGTCGCAACAAGTCAGACTCTATAGAAATGTGTATCGCGCACGCTGAATCTAAAGGTGGAAAGTGTTTAGATAGTGTATACGTTCATAGCCAATCTAATCTAAGATGGCAATGTAAAAATGGGCACACTTGGAATGCTCAGTGGCAACCAGTCAAGTTAGGATCTTGGTGCCCTAGTTGCGTTGGTGTAGCTAAACACAATATTGATATGTGCAGAGAGTTTGCTTTAAATAAAGGCGGTCAATGCTTAAGCGACGAGTATGTAAACGCGGATCTAAAATTACAATGGCAATGTGATAAAGGTCATACGTGGAAATCTACGTGGAGCACGATAAAAGCAGATCATTGGTGTCCAAAATGCAAACCAGAACGAGCTCGTGCAACAAACATTATCAGGTATGGAGTGCCAAGCCCTATTCAACATCCAGATATTGCATTAAAGGTGGCTCGTGCACAAAATAAAACGACTATAAAAAATCATTGGAAAACCAACGAAGAACTGGTTTGCCAAGGTAGCTACGAGGCAAAAACAGTAAATTACCTTAATAACAATAAAATCGATTACTTATGGCAGCCAAAGATATTTAAACTTTCTAAGTCAACATATAGACCAGATCTATATCTAGTACAAGAAGATAAGTGGGTTGAGATAAAAGGCTATATGAGGCCAGATGCCCAGATCAAATGGGATGAATTTAAAAAGATGTTTCCAACCGCAGAGCTCTGGGATCGAAGCAAGTTGAAACAGTTAAGTGTGTTATGATCTAGTTGAAGGAGTATTTATGGCAACCAAGTTCGATGCTGTTTTGGGGTCGGAACTGCGAGATACGCAGTCAGAAATACTAGATATAAAAGGCGCTGACATCTCTGAGCTGCTTGCTGGTCGTGGTGTCGTAAATGACAACCACTCTAACAAGTTGCCGGATGTACTTGGTCGCATCACCTCCGCCAAGAAGATATTCGGTATTGAAGATTGCGAAACCGAAAGGCAGCGTTACTACTGGAACAAAATCAAAGCGCCGTACCTATACGGTGAAGGCATCCTCTATGACGATGAGGATCATCGCTCTGCTAAAGCGGCCGCAGCAATATTAAAGCATCAATTTAAGACAGATTCGCCGCTAAAGTTGAAGTGCTCAGTAGAGGGTGGAATCATTGAGCGTGGTGAAAAGGATCAGCGCGTGTTGAAGCGCACCAAGATCCGCGGTCTAGCTTTGACATTCACACCTGCGAACAATGCTACCCTGGTTGAGGGTTTAGACCTCGCAAAGTCAGCGGTTACCGTAGAAGAACTTGAACTCATCAAGTCCTATATACCGCACGCCATCCAAGACGTACCATCCTTCATAGACTTCTCTCAGAAGATATCGATCGCAAAGATTCGCCACAACGTAGAACAGATCCATGAGATGGTTGATGGCTTAAAAAAAAACAATGATTTAAATAAAGCTTTAACTGCTGGATACGGCGGAGCTGGTTCTCCAACCAACCTCACCGGCGGCGGCGTTCTGCAAGCTGAAACCTTAGACCAAGGAAGATCCTTCAGATATATAGATTGCCCTAACTGCGGTAAGGATCAGGTCTACATGGCTCACCAGACCAAGTGCAGATCTTGCAACAAAAGCTTTCCTTTCGATACCTTAGCTAGATTTTTTGTCAGTAAGTCATAGTTGATGAAAACATGCAGTAGGTGTAAGCAGGAAAAAATATTGTTTGATTTTTCTAAAAAGAAATCAAATGTTGATGGGCTTTACAATTGGTGTAAGAGATGCTGCTCAGAGCACAAGATTCTGAATAGAGAAATGGTTGCTCAAACTAAAAGAAATTGGGCAACTAAAAATCGAGAAAAACTTAGAGCAGCAAGTGCCAAATGGTTTAAAAATAATAAAGCTAAAAAGCAACAATATGCCAAACGCAAATACCATACAGACATTCAAACACGCCTCTCCTGTATACTACGAAGTAGACTCTCTCATGCTGTTAGAAAGAACATAAAGAATGGCTCTGCTGTAAGAGATCTTGGTTGCTCTTTGGAATATTTAAAAAAGTTTATTGAGTCTAAATTTAAACCAGGCATGAGTTGGGAAAACTATGGTCACGATGTTTGGCACATAGATCATATAGTTCCGTTGTCTAACTTTAATTTATCTGATGCTGAAGAGCTTAAAAAAGCATGTCATTATACTAATTTGCAGCCGCTTTGGGCCATAGATAATCTTGCAAAAGGCAGAAAATAGATTTTTAATTTTTATAAATCAAACACATCGTGCATTACACTTTTTGTATAACTTTTGAGTTATTTGTTGCTTAACTATAGCGATATGATATATTGAACTACGAATGTTCGTACATTCAAACCCATAGGAGAAAAGAGAGATGAGCAATCCAGTTCAAGTACTTGATAAGATTAAGAGAAACTTAGATGCAGTTGGAGTCTCTGCGACTCGCAACGCAACGTCGGTGACGGCAGCTGGCTTGACCATCAGCTACGTCGATGCTTCGATTCAAAGCCCGATGGGCGGAGTGAGCGACGCGTCCTCCCCTTTCCTCGGGATCGGTATCGGAAATCCCGGCTCCATCAAGGTTAAGGGTGCTGCTGGCGAGAACACCATCGCCGGTATCTTCGCAAACGCATCAGACCTCGCAGTTCTTGCTTGCTGCGTTCGTTTTGCCAATGACGTGGTCGTTGAGGCAGGCGATACGGCAACTGAACTCGCTCGTCTTGCTGGTCATCCAGACCTCAAGATGATGGGTCAATAAGGTCTAAAGGGGCAAACTAATGGAAAACAAACTAGCTAAAAGTCTGACAGACTTGATCGACGAGACTCTTGCCGAGATCGAAGCTCTCAAGAAGAGTGATCGCTTCTCAGCTCAAGAGATCGAGTTAGACCATGGCGCTGACGGATCTATGGATACCAAAGAAGTTCACAAAGCAGAAGACGAAGAAGAAGAGAAAGAAGGCGAAGAACGCGAAGAAGGCGAAGAAAAAGAAGATGAAGCCGAGAAAGCTGAGATGGCCTACAAGAAAGCTGAAGAAGAGTGCGAGAAAGCAGAGCACGCTTATAAAGAAGCTATGAAGAAGAAGGACATGTGCAAGG